ATTAGTCGGCGTGCCCTGCTTTTTGTCATTTGTGTGTCATGTTCTGGTTAAGATTAAACAATAGTTAAACTTGCACTTGTTAAAATTAAACAATGATGTTAAAATGACATAAAACAACAGAAAAACTGCCAAAAAAGCATAAAAACTGCGCTGGCGGTCCTGAGGGAAAAATTGGCTGAGGTAACGCAAACAGTATTTGCAAGCATGGCCGGCGTGAATCGCTCGGCAATCTGCATCGGAATAAAAAATAAGTCTCTTGTTCAGAACTCTGCGGGAAAACTTGATACTGATAATCCTGTGAACAGGCGTTACCTGGATAAACACCAGGCGAAGCTGCGAAGTCAAAATGAGTTTGAAACTTTCGGAAATCAGATTGAAGTGGGAGCGGTCAAAAAAGCTGCGGCCGGTCCAAAGAATCTGGAGACTGACAGAAACGGTGTAGCCGGTGAGCTTCTTAATCTGACAATGCGCGAACTGATCCAGCAGCATGGAAGCATGGCCAATGTAGAACGGTACACAAAGATTGTTAAGGATCTGACTGTTGCAGACGAAAAGGAACAGCGTATTCAGGAACGCCGGTTAGAACAGATTCCTAAGGATTTTGTTCAGGCCAGCGTTTTTGGTTTTTTAGAGGCTTTAATGAATAAGCTGCTGGACCTTCCGGAAAGAATTGCGGATCAGGCGGTTGCGTATGTTCAGGCAGATGCGGAAACTGCGCGAAATAAAATCAAAAATCTTTTAAGCGATGATATTACAGCTGCAATTACGGATTCAAAGAATCAGATTATTGCAGGTATTGAAAATATGAAGGGTAGGTATTCTCAGGAAGACAATCTGCGCGACATTGTGAGCGATGCGATGGAGAAAGCTGAATGAGAGAGCCTTATATTGTTCGCCGTCGGCGGACCGGCATTGAAGCCGGTTATCTGAAAAGGATAATGGAGCTTGAAGGACTTTGCCAGGCTCAGAAAAAGCTCATTGATGAGTTTGTGAGCTTTCTGACTTTTAACGGTATGGCAAAGATTGAAAATCCGAAGCTCCTGGAGCTTATTGAGAGGGCTAAAAGAATTAAGCAGGAGTTGAAATTTTGAAAACAGGCATAGCAAGAAATAACAGCGGCGATGACTGGAAAACGCCTGACAGTTTTTATAAAAAACTTGATGACGAATTTCATTTTGATTTTGATCCATGTCCGTATCAAGCTTCATTTGACGGTTTATCTGTGGAATGGGGGGGGGTAAATTATGTTAATCCGCCTTATAGCAGAAAATTAAAAGAGGCTTTTGTGATAAAAGCTCTTGAAGAAAGTCGAAAAGGTAAGATTTGCGTTCTTCTTCTGCCGGTGAGTACATCAACAGCTTTATTTCACGATGTAATAAAACCGAATGCAAAGAGAATTGACTTTGTGCGAGGTAGAATAAAGTTTGAGCAGCGAGGATCTGATGGTCAATTTTACAGTAAAGGATGCGGCCAGCATGATAGTATGGTTGTAATTTTTGGAGAGATTAAGAAATGAATGTGTTTATAAATATCGGAAATGGTTATCAGCCATTGAAAGTTTCAGACAGATTAGATGCAGAAATTATTCCGCCTAAAACCGGAAGTAATGTAAAGCCTGCGCCTGCTAAAAGTGTGAATGTGAAAATTGACAAGGCGGATGCTGATTTTGATTTTTTTTATAATTTAAGTCATCCAGGTATGGAAAAAGCTCGTTCTTTACTACAGGCGATTCCGCCGGAAATTAAGAGTGGTGACAGATTGATTATAAGGTGTCCGAACTGTGACCATAAAGTTTACGTCCAGCGGAACGGTAAACAGGTTCGGCTGAGTTGTGGAGGATGTGGAATTGATGTAACGGCCAGAATCAGGCGCGTGAAAACTGATAAACAAGAGGACTGAAAAATGCAGGAGAAGACAGAAAGAAAAATATTTGCCTGCGAATGCAGGGATTATGTTATTTTACTGGACGGAAAAAAGTTTGTTGTTTCCGGGGAAAAGCTGGTGGGATGTATTTTTGATGATGATGCAAAATACTTCGAGGGTGCTGTATTTAGCAAGCGGGATTTTGGCTATGAGCTTGGTGGTACAGTGGAACTGTCGAAAAATGAATTCCAGGAAAAAGTAAGTTCTTTTTCTGAGATTTTTTAATTTTGGCTTTTTTACCAGCCGGACATTAAAGGCAGCCGGCTTGGATTCAGGTTTGAGTTGTTACTGTAATTCCTGAATCGACACAAAAAAGGGGAATGGCTTCCCGGTGCTGATTACAAGGCAGAAAAGCCCGGTTAGATTGGAGACGTGGACGCTAGCTCTTTAGAAGCTCGTTAGATCGGGGCGGAGCGACTAACCGGCCACTGAAAAGGTGGCAGAATAAATGCGGATGAGATGTAACAGCGTGCAGATTTTCCGGAAATCTGTATGTCTCAGGGCGGTGTTATATGTTTGGTCGCCCATTTTTATTTAAAAAAGTTGTACTACTTTTGAAAGTAGCGGAGGTTTATTTTGCTTGAAATGGTGATGGAAGCTGAGCGGCGGAAGTGTCTGGCTGAGAATGACAGCGACATCTGGCTGCGGGCTATTGATATTAAAGGTGTGATGGTTGGCAGAAAATACAAGCGGACTGACGAAGCTGAGGCGCGTGAAATGGCTGCTAAATACTGGTGTAAACCTGGATTTTTGTATGTAGAACTTTTCAGCGTGTACGAAGGGAAGCTCTGCGTGCTTTATCATGGATATAGGACTTATTGATGGGGTGGCAGGAAATTACAGCGATAGCAGCTGTTTTTATCGGTTCTTTCTCATGTTATTTTGTTGTGCGAAAATGGTTCAACGTTGAAGAAAAGGATGAGAAACTACTGTTTGCTTTCTGTATGGCTTTCTGGCCAGAGTTTTTCTTTATGCTGCTAATTATGAGCTGCATAAAGTTTATTAAAAAACTTATTAAGCGAGGTAAGAAATGAAAATTGCTGAGGCTTGCGAAAAAGGCAAGGTGTATATCAGGGAAAGTCCGTTTTGAGCTGTTGCTTCTGACGGAGCTTTTGAGAGGATTTAACTATGGCTTTGAATACTGAAAACTTTTTTGAAGAGTGGAGACAGAAGAAACTGCCGGAGGAATGGCAAAAAAAAACTGATGGTTTTGCGAATGCTCCGATTGATAATTCTGTTGAACAGTCAATTTTTAGAGCTGGATTTTTCATCGGAATAAATCTGGAGGAGATAAAAAAGGAGTACGGCATTGAAGATGAAGGTGTAAAATCTAAAAAATTTTTTTTAAAAAAAAGCGCATACGGCGGTCGAGCGGCGGAAAAACAAGGTAATTCCGGCATCCTGGGCGGTCGAGCAGCAAAAAATAGGGGTTATAAAATGAGCTTGGAAATCAACGAGTATCAGAAAAAGGCGCATGAGACAGCTTGTTACATGGGAATGGAAAACGGAGATTTTCGTTATCCGGTCATGGGGCTTGCTGAGGAAGCTGGAGAAGTCAGCGGAAAGTTTGCTAAGGCGGTTCGCGATGCAAACGGAATTATTGACGGAGACAGACGCGAGGAAATTAAAAAGGAACTTGGCGATGTATGCTGGTTTGTGGCTGAAATTTCTACTTTGCTCAGTCTGGACCTGGAAGAGGTTATGCAGGGAAATCTTGATAAACTTGCTTCCAGAGCTGCGCGAGGTGTGATTCACGGAAGCGGCGATAATCGCTAAAAAATAAAAACAACAAGAAGGCTAAAAAATGAAAAACAGTTTATGTGATTTAAACGATCATCTGTTTATGTGTCTTGAAGACTTAATGAATGATAAGTTAAGCGAAAAAGAGCTGGATAAACAGATTAAGCGTGCTCAGGCGGTAAATAATATTGCTAAGAGTATTATTCAGAATGGAAAAACTCAGATTGAAGCTCTAAAACTTCGGGAAGAAATTCTGGGGAATGCCGGTAAGGGTGAGCTTCCTGAAATGCTTGTTCCAAAAAATACCAGTACAGGAAAATACCTGACTGATGATAACGGCGGAGGCGGAAAGCATGGGTGCTAGAATCTGGACTTCTGAAATGGTGGATTATATCAGGGAAACTGCGCCCGGAAAGCCGCTTGAAGAAATTACAAGGCTTTTTAATGAGCGTTTTGGAACTGAATTTTCTGCTGGAAAAATAAAAGCTACGATGAGCAGATATAAAATCAGGAGCGGTTATAAATATGACGGCTCAAAGGCTTTGCTTTTTACTCCTGAGCAAATTAAATGGCTGATTGACAACCGGAAAGGTTTTAATTTTTCGGTTACTACTGAAAAATTAAACGCTTGCTTTGGAACAGATTTTTCTGTGAGCCAGGTGCGCGGCTGGTGCCATGCGCATCATCTTCCTTGCGGCGTTGATATGAGGTTTCCAAAAGGTCATATCAGCGCAAACAAAGGGAAAAAGGGGTTTTGCGCTCCAGGCTGTGAAAAAGGATGGTTCAAAAAGGGGCATCGTCCGCATAACTGGCAGCCGGTAGGAACTGAGGTAATTGTTGATGACGGTTACATTAAGGTTAAGGTTGCAGAGCCTAAAACTTGGGAATTAAAACACCGGATTGTCTGGCAGAAAGAAAACGGCAAGATTCCGGAAGATTCCTGCCTGATTTTTCTAAACGGCAATAGACAGGATTGCAGGATTGAAAATTTGATGCTGATTAAGAGGTCGATTTTAAGCGTTCTTAATCATGAAAAATTATTGTTTGATGATGCTGCATCTACAAAATGCGGTGTTACTATGGCGATGATAAAAAGCCGGATTCGTGAGCTGCAAAGAAAAAACGGCTGAGAGGTAAATGATGAGCGGAAAGAACGACAGGAAAATTAGAAAAAGTGTGAATAAAAAAGTAAAGGATGCTTATGTAAAAGCTCAGGGCGTTCTTTATGATCAGATTAAGGAAATGCCACTCGGTAAGAGGTTTGTATTTGCCTTAATGATTTTATTCAAAAGGCTTGAATAGCTACTACTTTCAAAAGTAGTAACAGGAGGACAATATGATCAGATTTGTTGATTACAATAACGACAAAAAAGAAGCCTGCTATAGTTTCTGCGCGGTGAGCGAAAACAATCAGTGTGCGGAAAGGGTGTACGGTCATTGTCCTTTTGCCGGAGCTGTTCCGGCGGTGGTTTGCCAGTGCGGCATTAAAAAAATGGTAATGTACGGCTGTGCGAAAAAAGAGTGGGAGGAAAAGGAAAATGAAGCCGAATGAACTTTACGAGGAAATTAAAAAAACTCAGTACACGAAAAGCGGTGATGATGTGGACTGGGCTGTTAAAGTTTACGATGATGAAAAAACTGTAAGGCTTTTGTTTGAAGAATCTACAACGGATAGAGACTGGCATAATAATTTTGATTTTCCGGTGAAGATTTACAAAAAGCAGGAAAGCTGCATGAAGGTAGCGCGCGGCTGGGGTAATGCCTGGAAAAGCTGCAATGATCTTGTTATGGATGCGCTTATTCGTGCGGTTCAGGTTCATAAAAATTACAGGGTTGAAATCTGCGGCTGGAGTTACGGCGGCGCAATGAGTGTTCTTGCAGCTGAGGATTTTCATTACAGAACTCATATTAAGCCTTATGTTATTACATTTGGCGCGCCTAAACCTTTATGGGGGCGTAAGACTTGGGAATATGTGAAAAGTTGTGTTTCTGATGCCTGGCAGTATGCTCATGTTAATGACGTTGTGCCGCTTTGTGTTCCGCTTCCTGGTTACAGAATGATTCACAAAGATAAAATCGGAAGCGGTTTCTGCATTTTCAAATTATTCAGAGGCGATATTTACCACTGCATTTATGGTGATGAAAGTTTATATGATAATGTGAGGATGAGCGGGATTTGAAGTGCGTAATAAATCAGGCGGATATTGATTTTCTCAAAAAGAGCTTTGTTGCTTTAACTGCTAAAAGAAATTATCTGAAACCTAGTGATTATGTTTGCCAGGTGCGCTATATGGCTGCGGACCTGACACCGTTTCCGGGTAAGTTTTCTTTTAAGCAGTTTCCGTATTTTAAAGAGATTGTCGATAATTTCAGCCCTGAAAGTCCGATTCATAAAGTTTACATTATGAAGGGCAATCAGCTTGGAGCAACTACGGCAATTCTGGAAACTGTCATGCTTTACGGTATCGGTTGTAATCCGGCTCCAATGCTCTATGTTTTGCCTGATGAGGGTATGGCAAAGCTGGCAATGGATACGAAAATTGACCGAATGATTGATACTTCGGGTTTGCGTAACAAGATTTTTGCTCAGACTAAAAAAGCTGCCGGCGCGAGAAATACCGGTGATACTTCATTCAAAAAGGAATTTCCGGGCGGTTATCTTCATGCTGTCGGCGGCCGGTCCGGTAACAGGTTCCGAAACTTTTCGTATAAAATAATTCTTGTTGATGAGCTTGACGGTATGAGCGAGAACATCAAGGGTGAAGGAACGATGGAAGATCTTGCGATTGCGCGTTCTGATGCTTACCCTTCAACGAGAAAAATCTATTTTGGTTCTACTCCGACGGTAGAACAGACTTCTAAAATCTGGAGACTTTATCAGCTGGGCGATGAACGCCGATTTTTTGTGCCTTGCAAATACTGCGGTGAAATGCAGCCGCTTGAATGGGCTGTATGGGACGAGGGGCATGATAATCAGATTGGTGGTATTGTTTGGGAAAATGACGAAAACTTTCAGCCGAAGCTGGAAACTGTAGGATATAAATGTCCGTATTGCGGCAAAATCATGAAAAACTATGATAAGGCAATTATCATGGAAAAGGGCGAATGGCGGCCGACTAAAAAAAGCGATGAAAAGGATGCGCGAAGTTATCATCTTTCGCCGATTTATAATCCTCCGGGAATGTTTTCCTGGGAAGACTTTGTAATTGCCTGGGCGAAATGCTGGGACATAAAAAACAACAGGATTAAAGACAAAGAGGGTTACAGAGCTTTCCGCAATTTGAAGCAGGGGTTACCGTTCCGGGAACAGAACGAACAGATCAGGCGCGAAAAAGCGTTGCTGCATAAGCGGTATGGTTTTGCGCGCGGCAAGGTTCCGAATAAAATGGCGGTCGAGGATGCAGGAAGTCCTATCTGGATTATTACCTGTGCGGTGGATGTTCAGAAGGAATGTCTTTACGTTGATACTAAGGGATTTTCTGATCGCGGTGTTACCTGGACTGTGGATTTTCAGAAGTTTGACGGTCCGACGGAAGATTTTTACGGCGTATGGGATAGGCTCGCGGAATACATAGAAAATACAACTTTTGTTGCTGATGACGGCAAAAAATACAAAATTGCGATTACTCTTGTGGATAGTGGTCATTACACTGACTGGGTTTATGCGTTCTGCGCTCGTTTCACTGCCGGAGTTTATGCCTGTAAAGGTTCTGACTGGATTAAGAACGGCGAGACTTACCAGCTTTTCAACCGGAAAACACTTGAAGCTATCGGCTTGCCGCTGGCATATCATATCAATACCGGAAAACTTAAAGACAGAATTTCGCGTGCTATGAATATGCTGCAATGGGATGAGGGAACGAAGCAGCCGGACTGGTTCCCGAATTTTCCTGACAATTTCCATGATGATTATTTCAGGATGTTTGAGGCTGAGGAAAAGGTTGAGGAATACGACAAGCGGACGAATAAATATATCAGGACCGTATGGAGAGCGAAGCCTGGAGCTGCGAATCACGGTTTTGATACTTACGTTTACAATCTTGCAGCTCTGGAAATCTTTGCAGATTCTATCTGCCGAAATGAACTCCAGGGCAATATGCTTGACTGGAGCGCATTCTGGAATTATGCAGCTTACGGGATGTTTACGATGGATTAGGGGAGAATATGACACGAAGCGACAAGGGGAGCCTGCAATTTTATATTGCTTTTGAAAAAGAACTGCTGCTGCATGATTATCCGGTGATTGGGGAAACAATGCGCTGGAATAAGATGAGCGGGCTTGAATGCAGTTTTTGCGAGCTGGTGAAAAACTATGGTTTGAATGTCTGCGACGTGAAGTTTTTGAAAAAGTTTAACTGCGTGAAGTTCTTTGTGAAACGCGAGGATTTCTGCGAGAGGATGGAAAAAGCGAATCCTAGCGATGATTTTCTGAAATGGTTGCAAAATGTGCAAAACCATGATATAAATAAATCGACATAAATTTGTTCTGCATTTTTGTGTCTTCTTGTTAAACTCCAGCTCGGCGGCTGGAGTTTTTTTATTTGTCGAGCTTGTTCATTTGAGAATTAAAAATTGCCTGTGCATCCTGGGTGGGCTTTTGTGCTGCCTGAGTGAGCCAGTGGGTAGCTTTTGTCTGCGTTTCTGATTTGCCGCGGAAATAGATCATCTGGAGATTAAACTTGATATTGTCGCCGGACTTGGTAAAGCTGGTTACGCGGTATATGTTTTTATTGTATTTGAGAAATTTCTTCTGCTCATAGGCAACTTCTGCGGCTGATACAAGCGCGGATTTTCCAGTGCCTTTGTGGTATGGGTTGTATTTAATAATCTTTTTATTAACTTTTCTACGGTACATTGAGTCTTCAACTGGCTTACGTCTACTTCCAGAACGAGCTGCGATTGTTGGAATTGAAAGCTGACCGCCGTTTGTTGGTTTATGTGTGCCGCCGGTCTCCTGACGTTCAAGATATGAAGCTCTATCTAATGCGCCTACATGACTTTCAATTTCTGAGAAACTCATTGCTTCTTTAGGAGCTTGTGCTACATAAATAGATTTTTCAGTAAAGTCATTTCTTAGAGTAAAATCTGTATGAAAGGTTTGAACTGCATTTTTGCGAGTAAGAAAAGCCTGAACATTTACGGTTGCGGCAGCTGCTTTTAACATGGTTTTCTGCATATCTTCTGTGAGTAAATGGAACTTTGAGGGGTCATCTATGACCATCTTATAGCCGGAATACATGGCTTTATTATGGCGGCGGTTTTCCTGGAAAAACTATCAAGTTTTTGTTGATAGTTTTTCCAGTTTTTCAGGTTAATAATAGTCTGTATGATTATCGATGATAAAAGTCCTGTTGTAAATGAGGATTCTCAGACTTTCTGGCAAGATGAATTAACGAATGCCAAAATTCTTTTATACGAAATTGAAAAAGCGATAACAGCTTTTAATAAAAACGGAAACATTCAGTCTTATACGATTGATACCGGTCAGGATAAGCAGACTGTGAGCCGTGCTGATTTAAGTAATCTTTATATGAGGCGCGAAAAGCTCTTAGGTGAAATAGCGACGCTGGAAGCGCGTTTGAAAAATGGGGGCAGCAGATGTCCTCAGATTTGTCCGGGGTTCTAAATGGGTATTTTTAATTTTAAATCGAGAAAGAAATGGGAAGCTGAGATTCACAATAAATATCAGCGCATGGTTATAGAGGCTCTGGCTGGTAATTCTGTATGGAACGGAGAAAAATTCCGCGGTTCTCTTAGCTTAGTTAAGGTTTTTAATTCGATTGATTACTGGATGCTGAGACAGAAATCTCAGGAGCTTTGGACTGATTCGCCTTATGCACGCGGTATTTTGCGCCGCATTTTACGCAATGAGATTTTTACCGGACTGACTGCAAACAGCAGCCCGAATGAAGATGTTTTATGGCCGGGAATGGATGATCTTGAACGGGCTGATCTTGCTGTTAAGTACGGCGATTTAATCACTTCTCAATTTTCACTTTATGCAAATAATTATGAGCTTTTTGACTATGGCAAGGAATTGACTTTTGGCGAATTCCAGGAGCTTGTAAGGCGTGAGGCTCTTTTGTGTGGCGATGGTATTATTGTTGCACGCGTTAATCATACGAATGGGCTTCCGATGTGGCAATGGATTAACGGAAATTATATCAGAACTCCTGCGGATTATACCTGTAAAGATGGCAACAGAATTATTCATGGCGTTGAGCTTGATAAATATAACCGTCATGTTGCTTATTTTGTACAGACTACGGAAAACGGCGTTTTGAAATCTGAACGTATTCCTGTAAAGGGTGAGAAATCAGGCAGACAGATAAGCTGGATGGTTTACGGCTCAGAGAAAATGAGCGACAAAGTGCGCGGCGAGCCGCTTCTGGCCAATGTGCTTTCAATGCTTTCTGATGTTGATAAATACAAGGATGCAGAGCTTCGCGCCGCTGTAATTAACGCTTTGATTGCGTTTACGGTCAAAAAATCTCCTGACACTCCATTTGGAACTCGTCCGACTATGGGTTTGGAGCGGCTTAAAAAAGACGATATAAAAACAGGAATCGGTTCTGAGGTTCCACCAAAAGGACACCAGCCTATTCAGCTGATGCAGCCGGGAACGGTGTTTGATGATCTTGCTCCAGGCGAAGAGGTTGTAAGTTACCAGACGAATCGTCCGAATGTTAATTTTTCTGTTTTTGAAGCTGCGATTATTGACGCTATATGCTGGTCGCTTGAAATTCCTCCGGAAATTGCAAAATTAAAGTTTACATCAAGCTATTCTGCAAGCCGTCAGGCTAATAACGAGTTTGAAGTTTATCTGAAATATCGTAATTTCAAAAATGCAAAAGACTTCTGTCAGATTATTTACGAGGAGTTTGTTATTCAGGCGGTTTTAAGCGGAATGCTTGCGCTTCCTGGATTTATTCCGGCGTTTATTGATCCAAAATTATGGCAGATTAAAGCTGCATGGCTCAGCTGTACCTGGAGCGGAATTGCACGCCCTAGCGTTGAAAGAACTAAAGACGTTAAGGCTGCGAATGATGCGCTGGATAATGGTCTTACGACATTTGACGATGAATGCCGCCGAATTAACGGCAAGTCATTCAGAAAAGTTGCAGCTCAGCTTAAACGAGAAATCAATTACGCTCACCAGCTTGGCTTTAATCCTCATATTCTTGAGAACAATAACGGAGAGCCTGCTTACAGTATGGACGGAGACGGTCCGGCAAAAAATCAGAATGATGACAATGATAATGATTCTGACGATGAAAATAACGAAGAGTAAGACGGAGGTGCATTATGGGTTCTGATGGATTAACAAATAAAGAGCTGATGCTCCAGATGTTTGAACTGTCAAAGAGTACAGCTGTGCAGATGACTGAAATGAATACAAAAATTGAAAGTATTGAAAAAAAAGTAGATCAGCATGAAGAAATCCTCAAAAACATTCCAGTTATGGCTGAAAATATAAAGGCCATAAAGGATAACTCGGATAAGCTGGAAGATAAACTGGATAGAAGTATATCCAAAAGCATTAAGAGCGATGATGCTATCCGGGAAAGAATTGACAAACTGGAAAAAAAAAGCGGCGAAAATGCACTTGCCGCATGGAAAAAAATCGGGGCAATCGTTTTGACTATCGTCGTTACTTCGGCGGTAAACGGTTTAATTAGTTATTTTATTCATAAATAAGAGGTGTATATGGCAGACGAGGAAAAGACAGAGACAGAAAAAAGTTCAAAAATGCAAAGCCGGAAATTTCTTGTTTGGCTGGTATGGCTGATTATAACGCTGATTGTGGGTGTTATAGTCTTAATCTGCTGTATCAGAAACATTGCAACTGCAATTGATAAATCTGTGGATTTATTCAGCGCGGTATTAAAAGATTTCTTCTGGATTTCTGCGGCGTATCTTGGTGTTAATTTTGGTCAGAAAGCAGCTTATGCGATAAGTGATGCGTTGAGTACAAGGCATGAAAACGAGGAGGGCTTACAGTGAAAACTATTTTAATTTTGTGCATTGTGATTCTTGTTCTTCTTCTGGCGGTGTTTCTGCTTTTTAAGACATGGAGAAAAAACGTTCAGAAATACAAGGATGAACATGAGAGGGCTGAGCGGCTGCGTTATCAGGCAGAACTTGCTCAGAATGAAGCTCGCATTAAAAAAGAGGTGTTTGATGAAGCTGAAAAAGAAAAGCATAAAACTGATGGGCTTAGTGGCCGTGATAGGTTTGACGCTATCACTGACAGCCTGCGCGACGACGACTAAAATTGTATATGTACTTCCAGAAGTAGTGTGGCCGGTTTTTCCAAAGCCTGGTGATGACGATGTGGAATATGTAGAAAAAGGCGATAAGGTTTTGATGTCGATTGAATATTATAATCAGCTGAAAGATTTTAAGGCTGATTATAAGGCGACAAAAAAGGCTTACGAGCTTACAAAACAGCTTTATGAGGGAGTAAGAAGCGATGCAGACAATTGACGAATTTTTGAATAAATGGACCGGCAAAAAATGTGATTATGACAAGGTATTCGGCGCGCAATGCGTTGATTTATTCCGGCAGCTTTGCCAGGACGTGCTGGGGATTCCGCATACAGGAGGCGTGGAAGGTGCAAAAGATCTATTTTTGAACTATGAAAAAATGCCTCTGGAGAAAAAATATTTTGAGAAAGTATATATAAATCCTTGCGTTGGTGATGTGGCTGTGTGGGGTCCTACAGATAAAAATAAGTATGGTCATGTTGCTATTGTTATGGGTGTTGTTGATGGCTGTTCTATCCTGGTGGCGGAACAGGACGGATTTAAGCAGGACGGCGTAAAATTCAAGGTTCGGAGCTGTGAGAATCTTTTAGGCTTTTTGAGGTTTAAAAAATAAAATGAGTGATAAAATAGATTTAAGCCTGATGGAAGACATTCATTCTGGATGCGGAGTTAAGGCAGATAAAGGCAAGCCGGACTGGTCGCTTCTGGACCTGAAAGCATTAACAGGCTGTGTCGAAGTTCTTACATTTGGTGCGGAGAAATATACGCGTGATAACTGGAAGAAAGTTCCTGACGGTAAGAACAGATATTTTGCTGCCTTAATGCGACATTTAACGGCATGGCAGAGCGGGGAAAAGGTAGATCCGGAGAGTGGAAAAAGTCATCTGGATCATGCAATGTGTAATCTGTACTTTTTGAAAAACTTCGATGAAAAATAAAATTAGGAGTTTTATTATGGCAGACGAAAAAAAATTACCAGCTAAGGAAGAAGTTCCTTTTGAAATCAGGGAAAAGATTGATGATATTGTGTATCATCTGGAGCTTTATTCTGAGGTTATGACGAATAACAGGGGCGGTTTGAGTGAAAAATGTGTTAATCATATTGGAAACGCTCTTGGTAATTTGTATGAGCAATTAAGGGCTTTATAAGTGGGAGAAAGTCTTTAAGTGGGAGGAAGTCCGGCAGAAATGCCGGACTTTTTTTTTATTTTTGTTGATAGTTTTTCCAGTGCGATGGGTACAAAATAACACTATGAAATCAATATTGGTTAATAAGCGCATAGGCGATTCATGGTGGGAAAGCGGTATAACTGCTGACTTTATGCGTCGTGAGCTTGATGATTATGACAAAGAAGATAACAAAGTTCAAATTGTGATTGATTCGCCCGGCGGTTCTGTATGGGAATGTATCTCAATTTTCAACGTTATCAGGAACTTTATGCGCCAGCATAAAGAGGTAACTGTTGAAACTTATGTTCAGGGAATGGCTGCATCCAGCGCATCTATTATCGCGCTTGCGGCAAAAATCGAAAATCCGGAAAGCAAAATTTTTGTTGAAGACAATGCTGTTTACATGATTCATAACGCATGGTCTACGGTTATGGGTAATCACCTGGAGCTTGAAAAAGAAGCCGGTTTACTTATTTCGATTGATAACCTGATGGCTAAGTATTACGAACAGATTTCCGGAAAAGATGCAAAAGAGATTCATTCTCTGATGGATGAGGAAACTTTCTTTTTCGGTTCTGAGATTGTTGATGCCGGTTTTGCAGATGAAGTAATTGCCAGCGGTTCTGCGGTTGATAACACTGATAAAGCAGCTTTCTTTAATAACGCTAAGATGTGCGTTGAGAAAACTCGCAAAGAGACAAAGATTGTGGATGAGGCTGACTATAAAGAGATTGCAGCTTCGCTGGAAGGTGCTAAAAACATTTTAGCAGCTTCTCTTGATAAAACTGTGAAAATGGAGCATGGCGAAAGTCATAACGCTCCTGAAAATAATGCCGGGGTACCGGCTCAAAAAAATACGGAGGATAGCGTTATGACTATCGAGGAACTCAAATCTAAAGAGCCTGCTCTTTACGCTGAGATTTTTGCAGCTGGTAAAGCAGAAGGTTCTAAAGAAGAACGCTTGCGCTGTGATGCTCATTTAAAAATGGGCGAAATTGCAGGCTGTCTGGATGTGTCTGCAAAGTTCATTCGCGAAGGTAATCCTGTAGCTGATGAAACCGTACAGACAACTTATTTTGAAAAGCGTGTTGCAAACGCTGCTGTTGCTGCTCGCAAGGAAGATAATCCTGCTGATACAGCTACTCCAGCTACCGCTTCTAATAACAAAGAAGAAGTTATGATGGCTGCTTTTGACAAAGCTGTGGGAGGAAACTAATTATGCCTAACATGAATGTTCAGAATTATGGTTCTGATAAAGAAATCGTTTTGGGTGACGGTTTCTATGAATCTGGTAAGGTAACTATCGCTGCTAACGGCGAAGTTGTTCAGGGTGATCTTCTTGCACGCGATAGAGGTGGAAGCGGTAAATTCATTCCGTACACTGGAATCGCTGTATCTGGTCTTATTGATCCAATTTGTGCTATCTATACTGGCCGCGACAAGCTCGAAGGTGGTACATCTGGTAAAGATGTTCCTCTTACTGCTTACATTGCCGGACCTGTAGACGGTTCTAAGATTAAGGTTGCTGGTACTGCTGCTACTGCATTGCAGAAAGACCTGGCTAAGACAGCCGGAATTATTCCAGTAACTATTACTGAAATGAATTCTACTGACAATCAGTAGTTATAAAGGAGTATTGATATGCAGAGCGCATTCAAGGAAAAGGTTCTTAAAATCTTCGAGAGCTTTCCGAAGATGGATAAAATGGGTTTCCTCGCTTCTTTCTTTAAAACAAGCGAAGAAGATTACACTGATGCAGAATATATTGACATTGACATCGTTCGTTCAGGCGAACAGGTTGCGCCTGTTCTTCGTAACCTTTCAAACGGTGCCATTGCAATTGCGGATGATGTGTTTACAGGAAAACAGGTTAAGCCTCCTGTATATAAACTTTCTCGTCCGGTAAATATTTTTGACCTGCTTAAAAGACAGCCGGGTGAAAATGAATATGAAGCTATCGGTACTTGGCTTGGCCGCCTGGTAAACATCTTAAAACGTGGCTTCCAGCTTATGTATGGAATGCTCAATCGTTCTATTGAGTTGCAGGCTTCTCAGGTTCTCCAGACTGGTAAGCTCACTCTTACTGATGATGCCGGAAACGAGGCTTATGTTTTGGATTTCAAGCCAAAGAACACTCATATCAAATCTGTAACAAATATGTGGGATGGCGGTTCAGCTGATCCTATTAAGGATCTGAATGCTCTTGCAGATGCAATTCGTGCTGATGGTCTTGTAGATCCGAAAAACATTATTTTCGGTGCTGCTGCTTGGGATTATTTCATTCAGGACACAAAGGTTCAGAATGCTGTTAAAAAGGACGGTCTTGGTCTTGGTAACTTCTCTCCTCGCCTTGTTAATAAAGGGGGTAAGTACATGGGTTATCTTGAATCAGGAGCTTATCGTTATGACCTTTGGGTTTATAACGGACGTTACCAGGATTTCAAAGGTTCTACATCAAATAAATTTGTTGATGACAAAAAAGTTATCATGCTTGCTGATATAGAAGATCTTGACTTCCGTCTTGTTTACGGTGGTGTTCCTTCACTTGGAATGGTTGAGCCATTTGTTTCTGTTGTTCCTGATACTGTTATTTATCCGAATGGCGGTATGAAGGTTCATAACAAGGTTTACAACAATGAAGATAAGGACACAACTGTTGCTCAGGCAACTACACGTCCTATCTGTATTCCTGTTTCAATTGACCGCTTTGGTTGCTTGACAGTTGTTTCGTAAGAGGTAGCTTATGAAAAAATATGTTATTGCGGATGGTAACTGTTTTTATAACAACGGCAAGGACTATCTTCCCGGTGATGAAATTACTGAAAAAATCTTTGATCCGAAAGATGCTTTTAAAAGAGCATTAGAAAAAAAACAGATTATCGAAGTTGATGCTAAACCTGGAAAAGACGACGCCGGAAAAGACGACGCTGGAAAAGACGACGCTGGAAAAGACGACGCCGGAAAAGCTGATGCTGGAAAAGCTGATGCTGGAAAAGACGACGCTGGAAAAGACGACGCCGGAAAAGCTGATGCTGGAAAAGACGACGCCGGAAAAGCTGATACTGAAAAAAATAAAGGTGGAAAGTAAATGGGTTTGAGACAGCTTGCAGAAGCGGATTTAGCAGTAACTTTGACTGACAAAGAAACTGGCGGAGCTGTCGATTTTACATTGCTTCGACCTAACGGAACTGGCGTTACATTACAGGGGTTTGTCGGTGATATTGGTTATCTGGTTGATACCGAAGGAAATCCAATTGCCGGAAGAACGATTACAGCTTGTTTCAGAATGAGCGATTTTGTTTCTGACGGCGAATATGTAAAGCCAGTTTCCGGCTGGCGTGTGGTTTACGTTGATATGAGCGGCCATGAATGGATTTTGTTTGTGGTTCGATTTGAGCCTGACAGAACTCTTGGAGTAGGACGTTTGATTTTGGCTTTGAATCTTAAAAAGAAGTCTAAGGACGAGGAAGAAGAGGATGAGTGATTATCAAATCAACGAGCTTTTAAGTACGCCGGATAACGTTGAGATTGTACGCGATCAGATTTGCGGCATCCTGGCTTTAGAGACAGCTCACCAGTTTGAGCTTGCCGAAGCTGCCGGGGAATCAAGCAAGGATGATTACAATATCAAGGTTTATCTGGAGAATGATCATCCGTGGGATCTGCAAACGGAAGAGGACGAAAGTGTTTTTCCGCTTGTGAATGTGTCGCTTGTGGGTGATACACGTCAAAAAGGTACTGATGACAGAAATAAAAGTAATATGACAGCCACTTTTAACATTGACTGTTATGCTACCGGAACTTTTGACGGCGACGGTAGACTGGGGCGCATGGCAACGGTGAAAGCGTGGAAAACTGCGCGGATAATCCGGAACATTCTTTGCGCCGCAAATTACAGCTATCTGGGGTTGAGGGGTGTTGTTTTATCGCGTTCGGTAAACAGCAGGACTACAGGAATGCCTAGTCAGCAGAGTGCAGCTGGAAGAGTTTGCATTGTGCGCGTCGTTATGACTGTTGATCTGATTGAACACTCGCCTCAGGTAGAGGGCGTTGAAATTTCGCCTATATCTTTGGAAATCTTAGACGATACCGGATTGGTTATCGTGAATATGGATCAGGAGGAATAAGATGGGTGTAAGTGCTTCTGCTATCTCACGCGTTACAGGCGTTGAAGTTAGCTACAAGAACTTTAACGCTGGCAAGGCTGCTCTTCTGCCTCAGAGACTTGCAATTGTAGGTCCAGGTAATAGCAACGTTGCTTATTCGACTAAAAAATATGAATGTGAATCTAGCGCGGCTTTGGTAGCAGAGCGTTATGGCTATGGTTCTCCTCTTCATTTGGCTGCCTTGCAGCTTTTCCCGCTTAGCGGAAATGGCGCAAGTTTCCCTGTAACAATTTATCCGGTTGCAGAGGGAGCCAGTGCTGTTGCTGCGGCTGGAAGTCTTGGAATTACCGGAACTGCTACAGAAAATGGCAGCGGTAAAATCTATATCGGCGGTATTGTTGCTGAGTTTGCCGTTACAAAAGACGACACCGGCGATGGTGTACTTGCAAAAGTAAAAACAGCTATTAACGGCGTTTTGAATATGCCTGTAACTGCCGGCGATCTTGATGATCATGCTATTCCGCTTACTGCGAAATTTAAGGGTACAATTGGAAATCAGGTTAAGACTGAATTGCAGGCTGACATTGCCGGCTTGACTTTCAGCGTTACTCAGCTTTCAGGCGGTTCTATCGACGGCGACGTTGATACCGCTCTTGCTGCTATCGGCGGCGTTTGGGAAACTGTTGTTCTTGACCTTTACCCTTACAATAATACAACTAACCTGGATAAATACCAGAACTGGGGAGAAGGACGCTGGGGCGTTCTTAACAAGAAGGGCTGTCTTGTAGCTCACGGATGTACTGACAACTATGCTACTCGTACAGCTGTAACTGATGCTCGTCCTAACGATTACATAAACTTCCTGATTCCTTCGGTTGGTTCACGCGAAATGCCTTTTGTAGTTGCTGCAAAGGGTCTTGTAAGCGACATTATGACACAGGCTGACAAGGATCCAGCCTGCGGATATAAAGGACTTTTGACAGGTCTTCATACTGGTGATGATCTTGTTCAGGAAGATTACAACGTCCGCAATCAGGCAGTTTCTAAGGGGTCTTCTACAAACATTAAAGAAGGCTCAGCTGCAAGATTGAATGATATTATTACATTCTATCATCCGATTGCTGAGGGAAAATATCCTTCACGCCGCTACGTTGTAGATATGATGAAGCTGATGAACGTTGTTTACAACGTCCGCCTCATTATGGAAGCTGACGAAATGATTGGTGTTCCTCTTGTTCCGGATGCTGATGTGGTAACTAATCCTAACGCTGTACAGCCTAAGATGGTTGTGACTGCTTTTGTAAACCTTGCAAAATCTTTGGCAAGCAAAGCCATTATCAGTGATGCAGAGTTCACAAAGAAAAATCTTGAAGTCAAAATTGACAGCGAGAATCCTAAGCGTTTGAATGTGAAATTCCCTGTAAAGCTCAGTGGAAACATTGAAGTTTCTTCAACTGATGTATTCTTTGGCTTCTATCTTGGAGGTGAATAATGGCTTCTGGATGCGTTGAATCTATCGTAATCAATGGCCGCCGTTTTACTTGTGATGCAGAAGATACCTGCGAAATCACTTATTCAGGCTTTAACAACGAAGTAAAGCCTAACGGCGACGGAACTAACAGAATCGTAAAGAGCCGTCATGCCGGCGCGATTGAAGGACTTCATGTAACATTGACTAATGACAATGATGATATGGAGTTCCTACAGGAATGTCAGGACAGTATGGAGTTCTTTGACGTTTCTGCAACTATGGTTGATGGCACTGTTATTGGTGGCTCTATGCAGCTTACTGATGCAGTAAAGGCAGACATGAAAGAAGGTACTGCTGCTATCACGCTGAACGGTTCATGTGAGAAACTTGGTTAATCATACGGAACTTTAAGCAGAAGGTTCCTGGTGCGCCGGGAGCTTTCTGCTTTAATTTTTATAGAGAGGTATTAAATTATGGCAGATGAGAAAGTTGCAAGAGAACAGGCAGAAAAAGAGTTTGACAACTGGTGCGATGTTACCGGAATTGATCGCGAAACTGCTAACATGAATGATGAAGATTTAAAAGGTTTTGAAGACGGTAAAAAACGTCTTATTGATGCCTGCGTTATTGGTCTTCTGGTATTTGATGATGGAAATATTGAGTACACTATTTCTTCCAGAAGTCCTGAGAACTTTGCCGGTGTTACACTTAAAATCGGTCAGCCGAATGGTAAGCTCTTTAGAGCAATGGACGGCATGAAGGAAACTGAATCATTCAAAAAATTAAATTGCGTTATGAGCGCAATGACAGGAAAAGACAATGGATTTTTCGATAAAATCCATGCGACTGATTACAAGCTCTTACAGGCTATCGCGGGTTTTTTCTTGAGTATTTAAAGTTTGAAATTGCGGTAGACGGCAAAAGAAAGAAAGTGGATCTGATGACCGGAGCTTGTACGGCTATCAGGCAAATCTACTCTGATTATCATTTGCCGGTCTTACCTGATGATTTGACTTTAAACGATATTCATTTTTGGTATGACGCTTTGATTCCGGGCTTAATCGAAATTCAAAAATCTACAAAGGAGGCGAAAAGAAATCATGGCAAGTAAATACGCTGTTGAAACTGTTTTTAAGGCGGTTGATGCTATGACCGCTCCGATAAAAAAGATTGAAACTCAGATGAACGGATTAAAAGGCGTTTCCAAAGCTGTAAACTCAAAAATAAAAAATGATATGAGGCAGGCTGAAAAAAGTCTGAATGCGTTTGGAAACAGCTGTAAGCGTGCTGCCAAAAATATGCTTGCCATTGGTGCTGCTGCCGGAGTTGCTGCTATTGTTGATTCAACAAAAAAATATGTTGAGTTTGAGGATAGCGTTACTCAGGCCGGTGCTAAGTTTAAGGATTTAGACGTTACAAGCGAGAACTTCACTAAGGACCTGGAACGGATGCAGGCAGCCGCAATGGAAGTGGGTTCAAAAACGAAATTCAGTGCGCAAGATGCGGCCGGCGCACTTGATAAAATGGCAATGGCAGGATTAACTTCGGACCAGGCAATTGGAATGCTGATGGGTACGACTAATCTTGCTGCGGCCACAAACATGGATTTGACTAACGCGGTAGATATGGCGACGGATGCAATCGGAGCTTTCGGGCTTGCTGTTAATGATCCGTCGCTTACTGCTGAGGAAATAACTCAGCAGACTACCAAAAACATGAATAGAATTGCTGATGTTGTAGCAAAAACTACAAACATGGCTAACACTGATATGAGCCAGTGGTTTGAAGCTGTAAAGTCCGGCGCGCCGACTTTCACTTCTATGGGCGGTACGCTTGAAGAATTTTCCGGAATGGTGGGAATACTTGCGAACAGCGGTATCAAGGGAGCCGAAGCCGGAACAGCTTTAAGAAACATGATGCTCAATCTGGGTGCGCCATCTTCTAGCGCAACTAAGGCTTTAAGTAAGCTGGGAATAAGTATTTATGATCAGGCGGGTAATATGCTGCCTATTATTGACATTATGGAGCAGTTTGAAAAGAAACTGGGTGATGTTGATGAGCAGACTAAAAACGGCGCATTAGAGGATATTTTCGGAAAGCGTAATGTAGGCGCATTCCTGACATTGATGCAGTCTGGCACTAAAGAAATCAGGAATTATGTAGATACTCTTGAACAGGCTGGCGGTACAGCTCAGAACATGGCCACTGCAATGAATAAATCATTAAAGGGTCAGATTACTTTATTTAAGAGCGCGGTTGAAGGTATTCAGCTGCGAATCGGAAAAGCTGTTGCGGATAACGGCGGTTCTACTGGTTTACAGAAAATGATTGACATGATTAACAATGTCAATGTGGATAAGGTAACTCAGGCAATTATAGGCGTTATGAACGTTTTGAGCGGTGCAATCAGAATGATTGTGGGTTTTGTTCAGGTTGTCTGGGCTTTACGCGGTCCGATTATTGCGATTGTTGGAGCAATAACACTTTATAAAACTGTAATTATGGGAACTGTTATTGCAATGAAAGCATGGCAGGCAATTCAGGTAATTATTAAAGCGGCGCAAATTGGATGGATTGCAATTACCAGCGGATTGACTGCCGGCAAAGCTGCTTTAACTGCGGCGGTAGCTGCGGAAACTGCGGCCATGACTGCGGAAACCGGAGCGACTACAGCTGCAACTGCGGCTCAGACTGGCTTTAATATTGCCATGCTTGCAAATCCTGTTACCTGGATTGTACTTGGAATTATCGCGCTGATTGCTGCAATTGTAGCTCTTGCGATGAACTGGGACAAGGTAACAGCTGCAATGAAGAAAGCCTGGGAATGGCTTAAAAACATTGCATCCATCATTTTTGATGTTCTTATAGGCGCATTGCAAAAGCTCTGGGAGCCGATAGCGCGGATTATTAACGCTTTCAAAGAAGGTGGTTTTGTAGCCGGAATCAAGCAGATAGGTGTAACTCTTCTTAAATGGGTTTTAACGCCTGTACAGAAGATACTCGGAATGCTCAGTCATATTCCTGGAATCGGCGGCAAGATTGCTGAGTTTAACAGTGGTATTGATGAATGGCTTGAAAGTATAAGTTTTCAGGGCGGCGAGGATAAAAAGGACAGCGAAAAAGAAAATGAGCCTGGTGTTACAGGTTATGCGCCGGTAACTCCAGCAGAGCGTTATTCATACAGTCAGAGTACACAAATCAGCGAGAGCCGAATGACTATCGGACTTGAAAAAGGTGTACAGGCTAAGGTTAGCGGTCCGGCTCCTGGCATTACTATTCAGAATACATCCAGCGGAGCTTTTTAAGTGGATATAAGTAGTCTTTAAGACTGCTTGAAATTATAGGAGGTCTTCTATGAAGAAAATCTGGGCGATTATTACGGTTGCTGTTTTAATTGCAGCCTCAGTTCTTGCATATTTCACAACTATTCCAGCAGTAAAATATACTGCTCTTTGTGTTGCTTCTTTTGATTACGGTATTATCGTAATGAGTACAATTAAGACAGCAACAAAAAAAACATGGAAAGAATATCTTTGTGTAGGTCTTTTCATTTTAGCCGGTTTACTTTTTGCCGTTGTAGGATTCAGTAAAGATTCTTTAACTCAGCTGATTGCTGGAATTTCAAGCGTGATTGCTTTGATTGCGGGTCTCTTGGTTGCATTTATTCCAAAGAAGCTGCCGGCAAAATAACTATGATTAAAACGGCTCGTCTGCCGTTTTTTTTACTCTCTGGGGAATGCGTGTAAAAGCGCATTCCCTTTTTTTATTGTGTTGTTTTGTGGATAACCTGTGGAAAATGTGGATAATACGACACAAAGAAAGCTGGCGGAAAAAATGCGCTTTGTTGATAGTTTTTCTTTTATTTACGAATAAAAATGGAATTATGGAATTGACTGATATTAAATATACAAGTCCATCGGGAAAGGAATTTACTTTTGTTTATGAGAATGTTTCAAAAGAAACGGACCTTAAAACTGCAACTTTTACTTTTCCGGAAAAGGACGGTGCTTATATTCAAAGTCTTGGGCGTGGCGGCCGGCGTTTTCCTTTAACCTGTATTTTTACAGGTGAAAACTGCATGAAAAAGGCTGATGAGTTTGAAGCTGCGCTGGAAGAGCGCGGCATCGGCTCTTTAAGGCATCCGGTTTATGGCACGCGGGCTGTAGTTCCTACAGGAACGATTAAGCGCGAGGACGGTCTTGTTACTGATGTTAATACATCTGTTGTTACTATTACATTCAGCGAGACTAATACTGACAAAGAAGTTTTACAGAGTGTTACTGAAAGCAGCTCGGAAATCAGCGCGGCTGCTGAGGTTTTTGTTGATAATGCGATTGATGAATTTGTGGCATCTGTAAGCCTGGATAGTGCGCCGGAAGTTTTACAGGTTGAAACACTGTGCAAAGACAGTGCAAAAATCATCTGCGATAACATAGACAGTTATTCTGATATGGTTGCGACTAAAAAGAATTTCAACCTGAACGATTTTACAAACGGAGCTTATAAAGCTATGCGCAAAATTGTGAACAATGCAACTGCTCCAATCAATGACATCCGGGGTTATGCGGCAACGGTTTTGAAGCTGATGCGCTTGCCGGCAACGATTGTAAGCGCGCCGGCTGAAATCATTACAGCTTATTCAAACATGGTCCGCGATATTGTGAAGAAATTCAAAAATGATCCGTTTGGCGATAAGAAAGTTAAAAATCAGTATGCAGTAATGAAGCTCTCTTTACAGGGAGCAATCTGCGCTATTTGCGAAGGTACAACTTTTGCCTGCGGTCAGAGTTCTTCTTCTGCTGGAGGAAGTTCTGGAAGTGATGGAACTCAGGACGGATTCACAAGCCGCGAGGATGCTGTGAATGCAGCGGAAAAGGTTGAGGAAATTTTTGAAGCTGTAAAAAGCAAGCTGGATGAAGAAGTTGGAAAAGATGTTTTAGTTGAAACTTCGGAAAGTTATTCTGCATTACTTGAAGTTTACCAGAAGACTGTTGCACTGGTTCTGAATACTGCATTCAGTTTGAGAAAAAGACGTGTAATTGTCCTGGATCGTGATAGACAGCTGATTGAGCTTCTGGCTGAGCTTTACGGTGATGTTGATTCGCATATTGATGAATTTATCATTGATAATAACCTGATGATGGAAGATCTGAAAATTCTGCCTATGGGTAAAGAGGTAGCATATTATGTCTAAAAGCTACACTGTTAAAAAAGGCGATACACTGAGCGCAATTTCTGTTCGGCAGTATGGTCTTGCTGCAAAGTGGGTGCAGATTAAAAATGCAAATCCTCAGCTGATAGGAAGAAAAACTGCGATTGACGGTTCGCCGCTTATTTTTCCGGGCGACATTCTTATTATTCCTGATGATGAAAAGCCGACTGAAAAAGTTGGAAAGACTTTGCCGGAATCTACGGTTCCGGTCGTTCTGGATGATAGTGCGGCTCAGGATATTACCATCCTGATTGACGGCAAAGCGTTTACAGGTTTTTCAGGTTATACAATTCAGATGTCTGTTGATAGCTTCGATGCCTTTTCTTTTACTGCTCCATTTGACAGCTCTATTAAAGACTATCGCAAGGCTTTTAAGCCGTTTGCTTATAAACAATGTTCGGTATATTACGACAAAAAACTGCTTTTCAACGGAACTTTATTAACTCCGAATCCGGAAGTTGAGCCGGATAGCAAAACTATTACATTGCAGGGTTATCCTTCTTGCGGCTGTATAAATGACTGTCATCTTCCGGAAACAAAATATCCGCCGGAATATAATGGTATGAAACTGAGCGATATTGCAAAAGATGTCTGCGGTCCTTTTGGATTTGCCGTTGTAATTGACGGCGATGAGGGAGCGGCTTTTGAAAAAGTTGAATATTCGCCTGGAGAGACGCTTTTTAATTTTCTGAAAAAACTTGCAGAACAGCGCGGTTTGATTATTACGAATAAGCCGAATGGTGATCTGCTTTTCTGGCAGCCAAAAAAAGAAAAGGTATGTGCAACTATCAAAGAGGGTGAAGAGCCTTTTGTGAGCTGTAAACCTTCTTTTGACAGTCAGAAGTTTTTCAGTCATATTACCGGATTTTCTAAGGTGGAAAATGAAGATGATGCCAGTCATTACACTTATGAAAATAAGCTGCTGACTAAAGCCGGAGTTTTGCGGCCGTTCAGTTTTGTAGCTGATGATGCAACAAGTACAGATTTGCAGAATGCGGTTGAAGCTAAAGCCGGCCGGATGTTCGCAAGTGCGGCAAGTTATGAGCTTAAAGTTTTAGGGCATAAAACTCCTAAAGGTGAGATGTGGCGAAAAAATATGGCAGTTTCGCTTTATGCTCCTGATGCAATGATTTATCGAGAAACAACTTTTCTTGTTGATAACGTAACGATTCAAAGAAGCGACAGCGATGGAAATGTTACTACTTTGAAGCTGGTTTTACCTGGTGCGAGAGATGGAAGTTTGCCGGAGGAATACCCTTGGGAAGAATAGGAAAGTTAATTAAGACAGAGATTGAAAAGTTTATCGTGGCGACAGTGGAAACGCGCTTTAAGTTTAATCAATCTTGCGATATGTACGCATCCAGCGGAGACGATGCGCCGCCGCTGGAAAAAGACAGAATTGCGCTTATTGAGATTGACGGAACTGGAAAAATGGCTGCTGTGGGTGTGCTTATGGTAAGTCAGGGCGCAAAGCCTGGAGAGCGCATTTTGTATTCACGCGATGAAGACGGAGCAGTTCAGGCAATCTTAAAGCTGCTGGGCGACGGAAAGATTGAAGCTGTTAGTCCTGGAGGCGTTAAGACTTCTACTGATGATAATTATGAGCTTGAAGTTAAAAAAGATTTGAATGTAAAAGCCGACGGCAATACTAAGTTTGAAGGAAAACTGAAAATTACCGGCGGAAATATGGAATGCAAGGGAACAGCTACGCCTAGCGGCACTGGCTGTTTTTGTGCTTTGCCGACGTGTCCTGTAACAGGCGCGCCGCATAGTGGTGAAATGGTGCTTAATACATAGGTGGTGTGATATGGCAATGAATGGCGATACTTTGGGAATGGCGATTGCGACGGCTGTTTTAGATAGCGGTGCAAGTGCTGCTGGTAAAGCTCAATGTGAGGAGTTTTGGAAGAAAGTTGCGAATGAAATAGTTTCGCATATTCAGCAGAATGCGGAAGTTCCAGCAGGAATAACGGTTACTACTACTGACACTGTTCCTGGGGTGCATAGTGCGCATACAGGAGCGACTACTGTTCCAGGAAGTGTTTTATGACAGATTTTGAGGGCGATGTTTTATTTTCAGACAGTAATGACGGCGGAGTTTTGACGATTGAAGACGGTTTGATTGCCTGCGATAAAGGATTCAGCACGGCAGTCTATCTGTCTTTATTCGGCGGAAACTTTGACGATAACGGCATTACTGATACCGGCAATGCTTACTGGGGAAACCTGATAGGCGGCGAAAAAGAAAAAATGGTGAGTAAGTTTCAGAATATTATTTGTAGCCTGCCTATGAATACAAAGAATCTGAAACTTGCTGAGGAAGCTGCAAAAAGTGATCTGCAATGGGCTATTGATGAGGGCATTGCAGACGAGATCAATGTTTCCGGAAAAATTAAGAATGTTAAAAATGCGGATTTTGAAATTAACATTTTGAAATCCGGAGAAAATATTTTATCTACAACGTATGGCGTTGAATGGGAGGCTATGAGCAATGGACTTTAATTTTGAAAATAAAACTATAAGCGAGGTTTACGATCTTACTCTGAATGGGTTTGAGACTGCTTTTAATACGCGCTTCCGGCTGCTGCCTAAATCTTTTATTCGTGTTACCTGTAAGGTAATTGCCGGAGTTTACATTACACTTTACAAAATGGGCGCATGGATTTTCTTGCAGCAGTTTCCTTCGACTGCCAGTTATGGAACTTTCAAGGTTCTGGGAAAAGAGGTAAATCCACTTATTGAGCATGGAAATCAGATCGGATGCGGCAAGCCTTATGAGGCCACTACTTTTGCCGGCAAAATAAAAATCAGCGTTCTGGATGACGGTATTCTCAATTCGGGAACTCAGCTTAAAAGTTCCCTTAACGGAAAACTTTATCTTGTTACTACCACAAAGGCAATCCTTCTTTCTGATGGAGCCGTTCAGGAAGTTGATATTGAATGTACTGAAAGCGGAACTGCTGGAAATCTTAATAATGGCGATGAATTAAAGTTTGTTAATCCGCTTGGCTTTCTGGGTGATACTGCGGAGATTTCTGATATTACGACAGAAGCGACAGATGGCGAGAGTGTGGAATCTTACAGACATAGAGTTGTTAATAGATGGCGCACTCAGCCTCAGGGCGGCGCACTTGCTGATTATCGCGCCTGGGGCAATGAAGTTCCAGGCGTTTATCAGATTTATCCGTACACTGATGACAATTCGGCGGCCGGTGTAATTCTTTATGTTTGCGCTGACAAAGAAGCTACAGGAAGCCGTGTTGCTGACAGTGCGATGCTTAAAGCTGTAGGAAAAAGCTGTACATACGATCCTGAAACTGGAATGGCTACGCGTAAGCCTTTAACTGCTGTTCTGGATCCTGATTTTGATGAGAGTTATACAAACATTAAAACGATTACAGAAGAAATTTTTGACGTTTATATTACAGGTTATAACGGTGATATTGATTCGATGAAAGACACTGTGAAAACAAATATCGAAAACTATCTTCTGGAGCGTGAGCCTTATATCCGCGGACTTTCGGTTGATAATAACCGAATGGATGATATAAGCGTGAATAATTTAATCGGTATTGTAAATGAAATTGCCATTGCGAATACTGCAAGTTTTACCGGCGTGAGCTTATATCATGCCAGTGAATCTATTGCAGCTTATCAGCTTGGACGTGGTGAGCTGGCAAAGCTCGGAACGCTTTATATCAATGGGGTTGCTGTATGATCGGATGGTTGAAAGTTGTTCAATTTTTATATCCGCGGTCTAAAGCATTCAGAAGCATTTGCGATAATTCTTTCCGGAAATTCTGCGAGGGGCTTGGTTATGTTCCGCAAGATTTTCAGACTTACCTGGAAAAGATTTACGGAGACAGATTTGCGGAAACTACGCGAGAGCTTACAGCGTGGGAAAAACAGTTTGGAATTGTTTTTGCAGAGCAGTATTCAGACGATATGCGCCGCAAACTGCTTTCTTCTTTCTGGCATATTAACAAAGGCGGTCAGGGTAAGGATTATCTTTTGCAGATTTTACAGTTAATTTCTCCGGACTTCCAGATTGTTGAAAATCTGCCGGTTCGTGATCCGCGAGATTCTAATGCTGTATATGCTGCGGTAAACGGTAATAAAAAGATGGTGAACGGCAATAAATACGCTGTGAACGGTTATAAAATTGGTGATTCTGATTTTATTCCGACGGTTCTTAAAAATGATTCTGAATCATTCTATGAGCTTCCCTCTGTTCCGGATTACTGGAGAAACTGCTTTTTTATCTGCAAGTCAGTAATCAGGAATCGTTATAACGCGATTATGTATGTGGAAAAATTACAGGTAGAAGAAAAGTGGAAAAACTTTTTGGAATACATTGTATTAAAAATCAAGCCGGCTCATACGACGGCGATTTTGTTTGTTGAATATATATAAGTCAGGAGGTTAAAGATGATTAGAATTGATTCAACTTACTCAAATTATTTTGATAATACGGATCCAGGTTATCCTGCTGGTAAGGCGATTGATGCTTCTACTGATGAGGGTATTGATGGAACTCCTTATCGTGTAAAATGGATGAATGATATAATCGGCGCGCGTCAGGCTTTGTGGGTTGCTGCTTTCGGCGATATTACTGGAATTTCCGGCAATCCTGATAAAGTTGGTGATTCTGATGTTTTAAAGGCAATTTTGCAGCTGATTGAGAAAAAATTGCTTGGTTGTTTTTTACAGGTTAAAACTGATGAGGCTGAGCCGCTTATTCCGTGGGGAAGCCTGAATAGAACTTATAATTCTAATATCACTTACCTGGTTTATGCGGTGATGGCTGATGATACCGGCGATGTATTACCGATTAGAACGCGTGTTGATTCTTCCGGTTTGCATCTTGTTATCCGGGAGATCAAGGACGGCAAAGTTCAGGATATTGTCCGCCAGCCGAAATGGGGAAGTTTTAAGTTTGGTGAAAAAAAATGGGGCGAGGCTGTTCCATTTAAAATAAATATTATAATTAAGGAGGCCTGAAAATGGTTGGTGTTCCAAAATCGTTCAATACGAAAAAGGACTATGAAAACGCCGTTGATTACGCTTGCGCGACTAACAGCGGCAAGGGTGAGCTGATTGCAGCTTTGAAAGACTTGAAAAACAATACAACTATGCTTGTTTTGAAAAAGTCCAGCGAATCTGTTCCAGTAGAAGAACAGACAGCTGATGATTATGAGGAAGTTGAAAATCCAGCTTGCAAAAAAATCCGCCTCGGATTCAGCGATGCTGAGATTGATGCCCTGCTTGCAAAAATTGAATAGGAGACAGAAAAATGGCTTTGAAACTTTGGGCTGATGGCGTTGATGATGCCTCGGTTGCTACTATTCCGGAAAACGGAAATTTTAAGTGTGTGGGTTCTTCTTACCTGGTAAAGAAGGATCCTTTTGCTTATTCTGAGAATAAATTGATTCTCAAAGACGGCTTTGCGGTTGATTTGTATGATGGCGTTGCATGGCGACAGATTACCAATAGAGCTGCAATTGAATTTGATCCAGCAGAAAATCTTGATACTGGTGCTGTTCTTGCTCATGGTAAGGATTATTACGTTTATATCTGTTTGTCAGGCGGAAGCGTTTCGATTGTTGTTTCATTAAATTCTACTTATCCGGACGGATTCAATGCTAACAATTCGCGTAAGATTGGCGGCTTTCATGTAGGACATATCAGAAAAGTTTCTGATGATGGGCTTTGGGTTCCGATTGATTCAGCTGGCAATAAGTTTGGTAATTCAGGAACTAAATGGCAGGACAATGTAACTACCGGAATCGTTCCGAACTCTGTCTGGGATCTGAAAAATCGTCCTCGCGTGATTATTCCTGGTATGGTTAAAATCAATGAAAACTTGTGGGAAGGTATTTACCTTCCTTCGGTTGATGAAGCCATTACATTTATGGCCGGCACTAACGGTCTTTCTGTGGCAGAAGGTAAGCTCAAGATTGCTTATGGTGAACTTCCTGCTACCGGAACAGAGGGCTTGAATCAGTTTAACTTCAATGAGCTTGCAGCTCGTCAGGGCTTGCGCCTTTTGTCTTATGATGAATGGTTGCAGGGTGCTTTCGGTTCGCCTCAGGGAGAAGACGGCTCAAATAATTACGGATGGACTAAAACAACTAATACTGCAAGATGCCGCACTGGTTGTCAGGTTGATCCTTCTACAGGCGAATTTGACAATGTTTCAGGTGTGAAGCCTTATGCTATTTCTGCAAAAAATCTTGTCGATTGTGCTGGTAACGTTTCGGAATGGACTAAAACATTCTCTCTTGACTTTAGTTCTACTAACTGGAACTGGCAGAACGTTCTGGGTGTAAATCAGGGCCAGGCTTATCTTCCTAATAGTGATGGTTTGCGTGCGTTGCGTTGCGGTAGCGACTGGTACAATGGCGTGCATTGCGGTCCTCGCACGGTCATTGGCAGCGACAGCCCGTGGATACGTGGACACGGGCATC